GAGCGTTATCTTGAGCAGTCTGACTTAGACGCTTATCAAAACAGAATTGAGGACGCTAGAAAAACTGGCGGGCAAGCTTTCGCAGAACTTGAGGCGTTGCGTATTGCAATCGCATTTAAGATGGCTCGTCTTGCTGACCCATCAGGTCGCTTGTCAAACCAAGATATTGAACAGCAGTTAGTACGCTTGGGCGACTCATTTGATAGCCAAGAGGCTGCACTTGTTAAGATTGACATGCTTATTGATGAAGTGTCAGTTCAGGCAGACAAGCTTAAGATAGCTGTTACATACGGTAAAGGTCAGGACGTTATTACACCAGAAGACGCTCAAATTGTGAAAGCGGCTGTTTCTTTGAATCATATGAAAATGCAGCGCGATAAGCGTCGTTCAAAGGCAGATAAAGGTGCAGGTCGCCCCTATGTTACTAAAGATACAAAAAGTGTTCCAAACTGGTCCTCTCCAGATGGTAACTCAGTATCATTTGGGTTAGATGGCGACGGTAAACCTGCAATGATAGGTGGAAAGTATGTTTATGTAGATGATGTAACGGGTGAAGTTGTAGACGCTGTAAACACAGCTCCTGCCCAAACTGCTGAACCTACTTCTCCTACACCAGCTCCTGAAATGCCTTTGAGTCCTACTGATGTCGACTCTCAGAAGCCTGTTTCCCCTCCGCAACAAACTCCCCCTCCGCAACAAACTCCCCCTTCACCACCACAGAATGACGACGAAGAAGAGTCAGCGGATGTTCATATATTTGACATGAACAAGTTTAAATACATCGGGAACAACGTAGATGGCTATCAGATATTTAGCAGAGCGTCAGGACAACAACTGCCGGGGATGTACGTCTACAGCAAAGAGTCCGGCGGCTACATTCCAAAAAACTAGGTGATTCATAATGGCTGAACAAAACGTTATCATTCGGGGTAAACGCCCTGCCAGTTCTGGTGCTCCTAAAACTCCAGCGCAAAGGTCTGCTATCGAATACCTTGAGAGTGCCCCGCCTGAGTCTCCTATCCCAACGATACCAGAGATTACAGCAGGACTTGTACCTCCGTCTATGTTGGGTGGTCGCCCTCTGCCACAATCGATAATTGACAGAGCAAATCAGGGTGATGATGACGCACTAGATTACATCAATCAAAGCATCCTTGCAGAGCAAAGTATCAGACGCCGGGATTCAGAAGACCTTAAGGTATTCGGAACAAGGCGCGATCCTATTTCAGGTCAAATGGCTGTTGATATTCCGGCTGAAATTACCGACCCAAAACAGCGGGAAGAGCTTGCGTTCTACGCAGATCAGGGTATTCGTCTGAATGAAACCCTTATGACTGCTGTTCCGGATAAAAACGCTAGAGCCTTGATGTTGGAAGAGTTCACAACAGGATACATGCCTGTTGAATTTGCACGTCAAGCTTCTGAGACAGCCGGGTTTTTTGCGAAGGGTACCCCGTGGTTGGCACTGTATATGGAAGATTTGGCAACAAACTTTGCTCTTGAAGGCGGAGACTCAGAGAAGTTTGCGGCACAGCGCAAGGTAAGCCAAGAACGTATGGCATTTGCTTTAAAGCAAGCTAAAGACGTGGGTTTTCACACATCCTTTGCCGACAAACTTAATGATGACCTCAAGGCTAAATACATAGAGCGGCACGGCGAAGAAGAGTACAAGAAGCGGTACATACTCGATACTCCCGAAGGTGAAGTGGAAATGCCAATCATTGCCACCGATCTCGGAGAAGACTTGCTTGACTTCGCGTACAACGAACTGCCATTTACAGATCAATTCCTCATCCAGTTCGGCGGAGGCATTGTTTCAGGCGGGGCTATGCTTGCTGCTAACATGCGACGGGGTAGTCGTTTAGCCAAAGATGTGAAGGACTTCAAAGCTATAAACCCTGCGTTTAAGGATGTGGACGACGTAGTTGTTCTACGACACATGCGTATTACTAGAGCAGAACGTGGGGCCTTTAGCGGTATTCGCAGCAAAATACAGGACGTTCGCGCCAGAATTGGTAACAGATTCGGTTACCGGGGTGCACTTGGAAACTACGAAGAATCGACCCAGTATTCCAAATCTGTGAAAAGACTGAAAGACGAAATCGACGACACTCGCAGAGAATTAAATTTACATATGCAAAAGCCGTCTCCCGATGATGCCGTGATTCGTCAATTGAATGGTCGTTTAGAATCCTTGAGTGGTCGACGTAATAGACTTCAGTTCAGGAATCTTGGAAATCCTCTTATCACACGTGTTGGCGTTGAAGAAGGTCTTGTTGCATTCGGTCAAACTGCAGGTTACAACTATTTATCCGAGATGTTTGGCATAGATCAGGAATCTGGCGGATTTTTCGGTGCACTGACATTTGCGCTTGGTGGTACTAAAACTGTATCAGCACCGCTTAAAATAACAGGGCTAACAGCTAATGTTTTTACAGCAGGGTTGGCTGGTCGTGCGGGCAGAAAGATGGCACCAATTAGCTCGGACTTGGTTCGATCAATTGAAGATGCTGCGGGTCTTATCCCTTTTATCGATAAGAACAGATTTGTTGGTATCTTCACCAACCGAAACTTTGCCGAAATTGAAGGAAGTCTTAGACGGCCTCTAACTGCTGACGAAACTGCATCTCTGATGTCTGTTGCAGAAGTTATGGATGGTATTCCTGACTCTCAGAGGGGAAACATCTACGATCATCTTGTAAACTTCAATGGAATCCGTAACCGTCTTCTAGGAGTTTTTGAGCCGGGAAGCAAGCAGTACAACCAAGCAGCAGACATTCTTACTCAGTCATTTGGTATTGCATCTGGACTATCAGCATTTCAGGCAATCGAAGCAGACAGGCTTAAAAGTTTCAGTCTGAAAAACTTTAACGAAGCTGTTGAAGCACAGGGCGAGATGGAAGCTGGGATAAGACAGGCTGATTTTCTTATGCAGCAATTTGATAATCTTCTAGCTAATGCTGGCGTTGATCCGAAAGATGCTGAATATGCTAAACAGTGGATGGACGGATTTAGATCAGCAGCAGATAACCTTGCTAGAAGCAATTCTCAAATTCAACAGGAATATTTAGGAATTCTCGATCAATACAAGCAAGAGTTGATTATGAATCCTCTCACAACTGTGGATGATCCTAACATAGTTGAACGACTATCTAGACTTGAAACAATCCTAACACCCGGAGCTTTGGATGACATAGGGCTTCAACGTCAGATTCTCACTGAAACTACTAAAGATTTTGGGATTGTTGCGAACGAGCGACTCAAGACTCTGGAAAGCATGAGGGGCACTCCCTTTCACACTCGTCAGCTAGGTTTGGAAGTTGAAAACGCTTACGTTATACATCAAGGTGGAAAGCGGGCTAAGATAAAAGCAGCCTACCTCCCAGTTGATAAGGCTTTCAATCAAGCAGGCAATTACGTAGACTTAGGTGGCTTGGCTAAAAACCTTATGTCGCGGATGCGTACAGAGAGCGATAAAAGTCTTCGCGGTATATTCTCTGCAGATAGGGAAATGCTGTCTGGTCCTAGCGGTTATCAGGCACGTAAGGCGTTTGATGCTGCCGCTGAACGGGCATTACGCGAAGGTTACGAAAACGCTGATGGTGGTCTGGGTTTAGACGACAATGAGCTGGAACTTCTTGTAAAGTATTTCAGAAATCAAGGTGCAGACAGTGCCTCTTATATCGGCGAAAACCCGACATTTATAGACATTGCAATACATCTGTCTGAGGCGGAAGGTTCTACATTTAAGCCCTTCTTGGCGTCTGGATCAGAAGCGGATACAATCTATCAGCACTTCCGCAACAAGGCTGTAAGACTAGAGACCAGCAATCCTAAATTAGCAGCAGCGTTTGCTGAAACAGCAAGTGCTGTGGATGCTGATCTGAAGAGTACGGTTGTTGACATTGACGGGGTTGCCACCGATATTGGCCCTATGATTCAAGCCGCCCGAGATGAAACTCGAGGTTTGATATATGATACAACACGGGCTGGCACTGTTACAGGGAAGATAGACTCAGCGTCTGTTGGGCCTGATCTCGTTACACCTACTCCTGACGGTTACAATCGACGATACAAAAAGGGTATGTCACCCGAACAGTGGTACGAACAAGATGCAAAGGCTATGGGTGCCGCGATTGACGGGGGCAACTTTAAGTCAAAAGAGTTTATCGACGAGTTGTACTTCACATGGGGTGATTACGACTTTAAGAGCAATAGTCGTTACTTTGACGTATCGACAGAAGAAGGGGTTGCAAAACTTGAGACTGTTGAAAAGATAATCAAGGCAAACCTGTATGAGAATTGGTATAAAGATCGATTTGATGTTGTTAGTGGCATACAGGGAAAGGCTGCTGAAGGCGTAGGCGTAAGCGGATACAACGTTAAGCGAGTCGATAATGTTGAACGTCTAAGGGACAACCTCAAGGTTCGCGTCAAGAACGCAGACGGTGAATTTGTCGATTACAATCTGGACATCGGCCTTGACGATATGCTTGTCGAAGAAACAAATATCGTTCAGTTGGCTGCGTCTAGCCGCCAAGTATCTGATCAAGCCAAGCGATTTATTAGTGAGATCAATAGAACAATTGGCGATGCCAGCAGTGAAATAAACGTAGAAATGGGCATTCAAAAAAGAGCCGTCAACGACATGCTACGGGTTGCAGAACTTAACGATCCAGAGCAGTTCTTCACAAAGTACATCATGGGTGGTAGTCCACGCACCTTAGAAGAAATGCGCGACAGGTTTGTAGCAAATCGAGGAGACATCTCGCCTGAAATGGCAACTGAAGAGTTTAACAAAGGTGCAACGTATCTGATCGTGAACGGCATGATGAAATACGCTGGTGTTGTTCCAGTAAAGGGCGATAGTTATATGGCACTTGACGGTAGCAGACGCACTATTGAAACCATGATGAATCCAGAGAAAGTCATGGCTGCTATGGACAATCCCAACGTTGTTGAGATGATGGAAATTGTAGGCATAAGCTTCGATAATCAACGTTACCTATATGACATGGCGGAATATCTTACTACGTCCAGCGGTGTATCAGGAAGCTTGAAACTCAGCCTTACTAAGCAAGGTCAGATCAGAGGCATCTCGCCTAATGAAGTCATCAGTCGTGCCTTTAACATCGCACGTGGTATGGTTAGCCCAACGTACGTTGCAGCAGAGATCGGCTTCCGACTTATGCAACAGAATAATTTGTCTGTGTTTGAACTGGCTGCGGGTGATAAGGTAGCAGGAGAAATTATTCACAAGATGATCTTGAATCCCGAAGACCTGACAGACCCTGAGATGTCTACCCTGATACCTCGTCTGATGTCATTTATCTCTCGTGAGGTTGTACGTCAAGGTAAAGATGGGTTGTCTGAAGAGATCGCAGACATCGAAACATTAATGGCAATAGCCGAACAAGAAGCAGAAGCACGTAATAAGGAGTTACAGCAATGATGAAGATGTCTAACAACGGTCAGCGTTAGTCAATGGCGTATGGCGGTATGGCAAAGCGTAAACCAATGATGTACGGCGGTACGGCAAAGAAAACCCCCGCCAAAAGAAAAATGATGGCAGGGGGCGGTGGTCTCAAGATGGTAAAGAAGGGCGACAAGATGGTGCCATTCTATGCCGCTGACGGTATCGGCAAGTCCTAATACACGTAGTTGCGGGACTTATCCATCGCTTCGTTCCCGACAGACTTGAGAAAGCGTATTACTGATGCAACGGCGTGTGCCCCATCATACTCGGGCATCCCGTTTGCCAGTATGCTTTCCACGTCTTTGTCACTTACGGCACTCATGGTCATCTCAATGTTGCCGTCTTGCAAGAGGTTAGCCTCAAGCTTAAACAGATTGGCTCGTACTTTCTTCGGCATTTAACTTTTCCAATTTTGATATGGGCAGATTAAAACAATCTGCTTTGAACACAAAGCCATTAGAAAGATCGACGTCACCTTTCTTATGGGGAGTTGCTTCAGAATAGAAGCGGCCTTTCGTTATTTCACCGAGAATCCAGACACGAGACATGTCACACAGGATTCGCACAAATACATACTTATCACAATCTTGTTTAGCCCCCTGCGCTGCGACAGAACAGTCGTAATTGTCACGGGGTTTTGTGTTGCAACGTTTTGTTTTTACGTCAATGCGAACACCGTTCTTGATCAAATCGTAGTCGTACGTGTTTACTTCTTCAGCGTCGAGAAGGTCGCGAACAACGACCTCTCCTATTGCGCCAACAACATTACTCAAGCCCCCAGTTATGCTGCCCTGTAGAACACCTACAGAGGCAGCTTTTCTTTTGGCACGAGCCAATATATCCTGTGTTACTTCTATCTCAACCATCGCCGTCTTCGACACCTTTCATATCATCGATATGCTTCTTTAGAAGAGAGAGGAGACCTGCTTCGATTAGTAATTCCTTTGCACGAGGGCAGAGGTCAAGCGTAAGGTTTGCAGAGCCATCATCAAACTCTTCTATATCAATGACAGTAAGTTTACCTTCCATTATGCTGCACTCAAGTCAACAACTTCACATACACCCGCTGTACAAGCCAGTTCCCGGGAACCTGTGGTGTTGTCTTCCTTCTCAAACTCAGCCATCTTAGCCCAGTCAATAGTCATGTTACCATAAGTCTTCTGCCAGTCAAGGTATTCGTCCGCCTCGATGTCCTGATACGGGGCTTGCTGATACGTATGGTCGCTGTGTGGCAAGAACGACACGCCAGATGCGATGTCAAAGTTCTCGTAAACCCACGCACCAACATCCATCCACTCTTCTTCGCGCACAGAGATGGTCACAGAGGGCTTGTGCTCGCACCAGTGTAGGGCGTATACCTTCCACAGTTCAAGCTGCTCTACGGCTGTCATATCGCTTCTCAAGACAGCGTTGTCTGGTGACTTCATGGCGAAGGAGAAGACAGTTGTTGATTCAGGCTTCATCATGTCGCGTTCATTGTGAACACCTTCGTTGATAAGGAACTGTGTCAACGGGTCTTTGTTATCGCCTCTGACTGTTCTGATGTAGTAGTCGTTGTGTCTTGCATGTATCCCGCTTGCTGCGTCCACCAGTTGTGATACAGTACCCGACGGTTTGACACAGGTGATTGCAGTGCTCTGTGGGATTCCAAGCGTCTTCGCAATAGCTTTGTTGGTATTGACGGCGGTTTGACGCATGTCTTCGAGCCAACGCTTGCTGTCTACAGTTTTTGATAAGACGGAATGGTCCATGATACCAGTTAAGGATACGCCCAATAAGCGTTCTTCTTCTGTGTTGTCTTTCCATATCTTCCTCAAGTATTTGAAGTCAGTCATGGTTGATTGCAGAGTACCCAGCATGGTTGCAAGGCGAACCTTGCGCTTTAGGCTGTCTAAGTCATCAGACTCTCTGACAACAACCTCTGACAGGTTGCAGAACTGATATGGGCGTAGGATGATTTCGGAACACGGGTTAGTGCCCCAGTAGTGTCCTGTTTCACGCCGTCCGTTCCGAGCAACTTGCTTGTCAGCCGCTTCACGGTTGAACATACCACGTTCGCCAGATTTGGAGTCGTAAAGGGCGAGCCATTCACGAATAAACGTACCCATCTCTGGCTTGTGCTTGTACGCTACAGAGTTGTTGGCGAGGGCACGTTGGCCTTCGTTTTCCCACCACTGACCTGCTTTGGCATGTGCCATTTGGTCATCGTTCAGGTTGCTGAGTGAGATGAGTGCCGAGCGACGTACGCCACCGACTACAACAACCTCGCCCACTTTACACATCAAGTCGTGTGCTTCGATAGGATACAAGCGTCGTCCTGCCGCTTTCTTGAACATTGACACTGAGAAGTTGAACAAGTCAACAAGGGGCTGTGGGCCTGATGCCCTGCCGCCCATAGTCTTCAAGCGAGACCCCGCTTCACGTACGTCAGACACATCCCACTTCGGTACTTGGCCTTGATACAACAAGCCGAGCAGCTCGCGGAATGCTTTTGCCCACCCCGGCTTGGAGTCGGCAACCTTGATAACGGTGTCGGACTCGTTGACATTCTCGCTGATGATTGGTAACTTGTCCACGTTCTCACGCTCAACAGAGAAGCCAACACCTGTACCACACATCAAGATGTACATACACTCGTCGAACGAACGAGGGCTGTCTACAGGAATGTAACTACAGTTGTAGCCGCAGATGTTGTCTCGAGCGAGAGCTGGACCAGCAGTCATCATAGCCCGCATAGACGGCATGATTTCCTGATTGAGGATTGCCTCACGAATCTCTTCAACGTCCTTCTTAGGCACGTTGTAGTTGTGCTTCCCGCGAACCTGATTGACCATAAAGTCAACGTAGCGATCAACAGTCTCGTCCCAGTTCTCGCGACGCTGCTCGTCATCGAGCCAGCGAGCATAACGTGACTTGTGGATAAATTGTTGGTATGGGGTGGGGAGCATGTTACTCATCTTCGTTTCCTTCCGTTTCTTTTGGTAAATATACGTCTACATCACATCCGCAGTTTGGGCAGTGTAGACTTGTTAGCATGGCATAGTGACTATCTTCGTGTTCGATGTCAAAATCACTACCCCAAATCAGTTCATGTTTGCAGTGCCAGCAGTTCATTCTCGTTCCTCGTATTCTGCAATCATCTTATCTAAATAGAATCGTGCCTTCTTCAGGTCTTCGATACCGTTCTTGTAACGGTAACGCCACAGGTACTTCAAGATGTTGCCCTGCAGATAAAACTCGTAGCCCTCGAAGGTTGCAGCACGAATAGCGTCAAGACACTCGATACCTGCTTGGTTATAGTGCGGCGGGCTGTTCACCATGTCTACATGTGGAAAGAGAGCCAGCTGGTCTTCTTCTTCCGTGCGACGCTTCATGTACTGTTCGTGTCCTTCGTATCTCAATGTTCTCTCCCAAAATCTACTTTAACTACGTTGCCTTCCTTAACTCGCTGGGCAACCTTCTTAACGTTGGAGTCCTCGTCAGCATACTCCTCAATGGCCTCTGCAATATGCTGATGTGCCAACTCTTCCATGCCCTTCTCAATAACGTAATCTGTCTGTTCCCGAAGGATAGCAATCAGTCCGTGTTGCACAACGAAGGCTGGTGGGAAGAACTCTTCGTCTTCATCCATTCCTGTTGTATCGTAGGCTGACATGGTAAAGTTTTCATCGTCTACAGGCTTCAATACAATGTAATGTCTATTCGGAAGCAGAGATGCCAGCTCTAACTGTGATTCAAAGTCTATTGTCTTGTCTGTCATTTCTTCATCCACTCTCTAGGTATAGTACCTTCAGCCCACTCAAATCCATGACGATCTGCCCAAGCTGCGTAAGTTGTTTTACTGCCCTTATATATCTTGTTTCGGGCATTCATGAATACGATCCGTATATCGTAGTCGGGATTCTGTTCTTTTACAAGCAGCATCTTTACCCTGTCGTCTTTGGTAAAGTTACCCTTTGCTTCGATATAAATGTCAGTATCAGGGATGTAAAAGTCAGGTGTGTAAGTTCTTGGTTTAGGTATAAACACAATGCGTTCTTGTTCGTACTGAAAAGATATGCCGCTGTCCGCAAGAACTTTTGCAATCTTCAGCTCAAACTGCGATCTGTATCCACCGTTTTTTCTCATGTGTTTGTGACCGCCCGCAGGTATCTCAATTGAAACGTTTCTAATCTTTTTTGTAGATACCCTGCCACTTTTGGGGATTGTCTTTCGAGAAGCGTGAGTTCTTCTGTCAGAGGGTATATCGGAACGCATACAATGTAACCTTCACTTAATTTTTTTGTGATTAATTGAAACTCTGTTTCCATCCGTTGAATGTCACGAGATTCGGTTGCCGAACCCAGCGAGCCTTTGTCGGAGTAGTCCTCACGCAACGTCAAGGGAAGGCCTCGTTGATGTTGGCGCAAGGATACTATCCGCCTACCCCCGCCAGAGTCTTTCACGCTGTTGACGTAAATGTAATACACATTCTCATTCATGTGCAACAGAGATGTGTCGTACTCTTTGGTGGTCAGGATAGGCATTACAGGCTCTTTGTCTTGATACGTTCGTACCATACTTCAGGTGGATTTTTAGCGGCAGAAGTTACCTTCCTATGCAACTGAGCGTTAGGCCAGCAGTGCTTTCGGAAACCACAGAACGTACAAGGCTTTGCCAGAACTTTGTTACCTGTTCTTTCTTTCCTGTACAATTCAAACTCGGTGGGAAACTTCTTAACTTTGGATTCAGGATCAGTCAGAATAGACACACGACGCTTTGCGTCTTTCATGTATTCTTTCCTGTCTTCCTCTTGCCACTCAGGTGCCTCAACGACAGCGATCTCGCCACTAGACTTGTTGACAACGATCCATCCCCCAAAGGGCATGCCCAGTGCTTCTCCGTAAAGATGTCCCTGCATTAAGTACCCAAAGAGATCGTCCTCTTTCATCTTCTCGTAGCCACCACCGTACTTCTGTCGGAAAGACCACTCGCTTGCAGACTTGATGTCCCATACCTTCTGTACGCCCATCTCGTCCTCAAGAATGACATCTAACGTGCCTTTGATTTTGCTGCCGTCGATTTCCAGATCAACTTCTTTCTGGTAATCCACAATCTTGCAACCTGATTCCCGAAGGATAAGCATGACGATTGCTTCTGTGATGTCACCAAACAAGAAACGAAGCACAGAGTTGTAATCCATGTCTTCTTCGAACCCGTCTCTTTCCATCAGCTGCTGGCAAAGTGGGCGACCCAAACCTGACATGCGGATGCGGAATCCCTTGTTGTCCCGCTGCAACTGTCGAGATACAGCAACGTTACAATCAGAAATGAACTCCTGAAGCGAAGCCGGGGGGCTTTTTAGTTCCCCCCGACTGGCTTTATCCAAATAGTCGTGGATGTTAAGAAGCAGCAACATCTTTAAAATCATCCGCAAGGTCAATGATCTCATCAGACACAAGCATCTTCACCACATCGCGGTGTTGAGTCATGACTGAATCATTGTGTGCTTTTACGACTTCAGCAAAGGTTGCCATCAACTCTTTGTCGTTATCGGTAATGTCTACCTCAGAGTCCAGAGTAGGAAGAGGTGTCCA